ATACGGTGTTCCGCCCGTTAAAGCTTGCGGCGTGACGAGCGCCAAATTGAAGCGCGTGTTCGCTGTGGTGCCAACAACTTCTGTACCGGACGAAAGCAGCGTGTGTGCCGCCCCACCGCTGTCGTTGTAAATCACGCCCTTGAACTTTGCAGCAGCGCTTGTTGCCTGCGGAACAATTCCGATGGAATTGATCGTGCAGTTAACCTGCGGCGTGTATTTCCGCAGCACCAATCTGTTCGCGCCGGGTGCGCTGTTTGCATTGTTGTTCGAGACATCCCACCGACCGAGAACGCCAACCTGAGCGGTGAACTGCACCGCCGAATCCGAGTTCGGGAAATCGGTCTCGATGCGCGGATTCGTCAGCAGCAGCGTGTTGTTGAACGAGCCGGAATTGTCATTGATGTAAAGGTCATCATAAATGGTGACGCTGCCGGAGCCGCTGTGCAGCGTGAAATTGTCATATGTCGCTGCGGCCCACGTCAGCCCGGATTGGTTGATCGAGGTGATGAGGCCATTGAGGTAAATCTTGCAGGTGCCGGTGCCGGTGGTGCTGAGTAGAATTTCAATCTCAAGCACATTGGTTGAGTTCGCCGCGACCGATTGCGCCGAGGTAAAGAGCGTGCCGGACCCGAACGAGTTGCCGGTTCCAACGGTGACATTTCCTGACGTGTTGAACGCGACCCAACAGATCGCGGTGCTTCCGAGGGTGAACCAAAATCCCGCGTTGCCGCCGTTGTTCTGCGACATGCGACAACCCAACAGGATTTTCGCAGTCGGCGCTCCGATGGCTTGGGAGCCAAGGGACTGATTGCCCTGAAGCGCCACCGCGAATCCGGTGTTCGACAGCGGCGCAACGAGGGAGCCAACTGTCGCGCCATTCCACCGCAGCGCAAGGTTGTTGGCGCTGATGGCGTCGTTCACGCCTGACAACTGGCAGTATTTGTCGAAACCGTCAGTGAAGCGATTGGTCACGGATCAATCAACTTCTTCAAAGTCCACGCCACCGGAAAGGTGCACTGTTCCAGTCGGAGCGCTGAGCAATTCCCAAACGAAGCCCGCAGCAGCGGCGATGTTAAATGGCTGCCTGCCTTGCTGAGCGGAATCGTAACCGTTGTAAACGTGGCAGCCCTGTTCATCGACAATTGCTGCGGTGCCGCCTGTGGTCGCCTTCGATGTATCGTTAACATGGGCGGTAGCCTGAGCCGCAGCATCGGTTTGTGACGCAATCTTCTGTGGCGTTGGAACCGTTCCGCCTGAACCCTGCGTCACCGTCGCAGGAAGCACGCGGGCACGCATCTGAAGCATTTGCGATACCGGCAGCGAAGTGTCGGTCGCCGTCAGCCAATAGCGTAGGATTTTACCCGGCACGGCTGCGGCGAATTTCAATGAGACCAAATCTTGCGCCGCTGAAACGGCCACGCCTTCAAATGTCACGGTATATTTTGGCATTTCATCTTGTCCCTATGAATAGAAAGGAAAGCCCGAAGGCCGATCCATCCGCCACAGCCGGGGCGACGAATTTGAACAGATCACCCGTGAAGTTGATGGTCGAAGGAAAAGTGATAACCCCGGTGGTCAGCCCTGCGGGAACTGTCACCGATCCGATATTGACCGCCCCATTGAGAAAGTTGGCCGTCCAATCCGCAGCGGGCGGACCTTCGAACTCAACAATGCTGCCCGGCATTCCCGCCGCGATCTGATACCCAACCTTGGTAGGCAGGGCGAAGACTTCATTGTTGGGCGATGCAAGCGGCAGGTACCACGATCCTTGGGGCTGCCAAGCATTGACAGAAGTGGCGATTGCGGTCGCCACGCCGCCGATGATCCGAATGGTGACCCCGTCACCCATAACGATTCCGAATTGCGCGTCGTCGCCAAGCTGCACAGCCGGGGCCGCATTCGCCCGCATGTATTGTGTGCCGCTGCCATTGATCGCAATCGGCCCCGCAAGGGCTGTAGGATTGCCCGGCTGCGGGCCACCGCCACCCCCGCCCCAATTGACCGAGAAGACACCCCCAATGCTTGTGATCGACGAATTGTCAGGCGAAGCCAAGCCAAGCAAGCCCGGCAGGGCGAAGGGCGACCCATTGATGATGACTTCCCCCGTCATCCCAATCGTAGGGGCCGTGGCTTGCACGCCAGCATTGTTCACAAGCAGGGATGACCCACCGCCTATCGTCCGGAGCAAGGCCCCGTCCGGGCCGTAAATCACGACCTGATCGGGGCTGTCCGCCACCGTCCAGTTCTTGTTGGCCAGCGGCATGAAGAACAGCGTCGACAGATTGGCAGCCGGGGCCAAGCTTGCTGTCCCTACCCCAAGCCCTGTCTGACCGCCCAAGCGGGCATCCACAGCGACCACTGTGCCCTTATCGCCGGGCCTGATGGGATACCGGATATACTCCGGGCCGAACATCGGAACCGTGACATTCGGCAGCGTGAATGGCGTGTTCGTCAGTTCGAACTTCACCGTCACAATTGATCCGTCGACCGACACCACAGATGCGGGCAGGGATTTTCCAAGGTTCTGAATCGCGTTCGCTGCCTTCTTCGCAGCGAATTGGTTCATCGAAACTTGGAACGGGGTCTTTTGTGCATTGTTCGCCATTGCTGGCTACCCGGTCTTTTGGGCGGAAGCGTCGATCACGGTCACCCAACTATCAGCGTCAGGCTGCCGGAAGTTTCCGACATGGCGAACCTGCTGCACCAAGAATGATCCCTGAAACGCGGTCTTCAGATCGACTTGCCCGGATTCCGCTGCCTGCGTCGTGGTGGCGAATATCCCCTGTGGCATTTTGACAATGTCGCTCAATTTGATGTCGGCCCGCATAGGGCACTTGAACTGTATAAGGTTCGGCCCGATCCATGTTGGCTGCCCGATCAAATCCTTGAACAAGATATTCGTGGGTATCTGATTCACTGTCCCATCGAAGACCGAGAAGACCTTTTCCGTCAGCGCGATTCTGACCCCGCTATAAGCCCCGCCGATCAGATCGGCAGACATGCCCTGAATGTATGTCGCGTATTCTTCGATGGTTTGGTAGTAGCCGGTATCCGCAACATCCTGCGTGAAGACCAGATCAGGCGATATCTCGATGTCGGCGGTATATCCGGGGAAGGCTGTCGAAAGCGTTTGAGCGATTGCATCCTTGAGCAGCGTGCCCTTGGCCCATGAATGGACGATGTTCTTGGGCTTCGCAATTGTGCCAGCATCGACATTCAGGATCAGATCGAGCGACATTTCTGTGCCGATCCAGTTGCCGAAAGCCTGAAAGACAAAACCCGAAAACAGCAGCCCGGACAGCAGCGGATTGGCGAGCGGCAAGCCCTTCTGCATTCCGCCATAGACCGCAACCTGAAACCCGTTCAGATCATGCGCCTGACTGATTTCCTGAAGACTGATTCCATGTATCTTGATGAATGACCCGCCCGCAGGCGTGCCGAATGAGGACACGATGATGTCCATTTCAACATTCAGTGCGCCGGGCAGCGTCTTCCCGGCCACGAAGCTGGTATACGAAGTATCAAACGCCTGAAGCCTTGCGAGCGACTGCGGGATGAATATCTGCCCGGTCGCCGTGTTGGTAAGCCTGATCGAATAGTACCGCATTCATGGCAGCCCAAAGCCGGTGCGTAATTTCTTGACTTGCGAGTAAAGGTTGTCGAATTGCGCAGCGGTCAAAGCAAAATCCCACCCGGCTGAAAATGCGAAGCGACCGTCAAGCGTGAAGGGCTGCGTTGCATCGCCGGTGCCAAGCACGGTGTCGGACGGGTTGCTGTCGGTATCCCCAAGGAAGATACCGGCAGAAGTTTGGTTCAGCCCATTCACGAAGAAGGTCGACACCCCTGAACTCTGATTGATCGATGCGCCGACGAAATACCAACCGGGCGGGGTCGGGGTGGTTGAAGTCAGATACCACTCAACTCCGGCCTGATAATCATCGGCCCCGGCCAGCAGGAATTTGTCCGCTTGGAAATGCCCGGTGTAGTAATTCACCCCACCGGAGAATTGCAGCCAGCTATAGAATGCGACCGCGATGCCTTCATGCTGAAGCGTCGTGGTGGTATTGAAGATCGACATCCACCGGAAATCAGAAGCACCCGGCGCTGCATGACCCGGAAAATAGATCAGGCCCGCGCAACTGAAGCTCGCGTTCGACTGGTGGATTGCTTCTACCCACGCCGGATTGGCTTCGGCAATGCTGAGGAAATCGGTGCCGTCGCTGCTGAAGTATTCGTTGGCAGACAGCCCGCCCGATTGCCCGTGGAATGTCATGGCGTTCTTATTGAAGTTCAACCCATTGCCCGTCAGATCGGTGACCGTGCCACCGCTGCCCGGATAACTCGCGCTCGATCCTGCATCGATCACAAACTTCGCGGGCGGAATGCCTGCCGCTGAGATGATGAAATTGAAGTTCTGATTCGTGGGAAGCCCGCCACCGCCACCGGTATTGGTATTGACTACCCCACCAGTCGGCGTCGCTGTCAGAATTTTGATGTCGCTGACTTCGAACTGCTGGCTTGATTCGCGGAAGACCAGTGACGTGCTCGAGAAATATCCGGCTGTTATATTGATGTTGTAATTCACGATGCCGAGCTTCGTCGGATCGCC